TAGAACTTCGCAATGAGGACTCAAAGCGCAATAAAAACAAGATAAAATACTCATCAAAGTATAAGTTCATAAACAAAATCAAAATCTTCAGAATATCAACATATTAGATTTCCAAAAATAAAAACAGTGCTTTCATAACTACCCCCTATGATTTCATTTGTTATAATAATGTTAGGTAATACAAAAAAATGCTATCTACTGTTAGTTCAATCGAACCCTTTGCATATAGTTCATTCCCATTGGTTAGATTAAGTCAAAAAAGAAAAGAAAAGTTCAAGGGTAGAACTATTTTTACTGCACAGCAATCATTAGCATATATACTTTCAATGATAATTATTATATTAGCAGTATCTTTATCATGGCAATGTCATAGAGGTTCATGCATGATAGGTAGGATTATACATGCATTTCTAGCTGCATGTTTTAGTTTCTGGTATTTAACATTTTATGTTATTTATAGAATATTGTTAGGGAATAAGTGCCAAAAATGAGTTTTATTTTAAGAATTTAGTATAGTCTTCACTATCCTCCCAACGGCTGTCAGGATTAAACATTATTTGCGTATTTTCAGCGTCGAATCTAATATCCTCATCACTGACTTTTAAATCTTTATGTAACTGGTTATATTCAATTCTGTTATCTCGTTCCTCTTTATCATTTTTAGGTATTCTTTTCTCAATTTTTTGCATCTCCCTAAGTAATCCTATATCAGCGTTTTCAATCGATTTACTCAATGTGAAAGGCCATATTAATTGTTCTAATATAAAATTTCTTATTGAAATGATCTCATCATGTGCTATAAACTTTCCCCATACAGAATTAACTCTTTTTGATGCCCAATAGTTACCTCCCAAGTTACCAACAGCCTCGTAATTTTCCTGACTTCTTCCATAAAAGTTAGCAAATGCTCTAAGAAGTATTAAATTATAAAAATAAGGATCATATTCTTTATCTCCTATAGTCCATAATATATCATTTAGTGGGCTTCTATCAGATGGGTCCATGTTTGCTATTATATTTTCTATCTCATCTTCTACTAATTCAATAGCGGTAATTAATTTTGATTGTTGTAACATCAAATATCCATCTCTATTTACCAAACAATGTTTTATAACATGTATTCTAAGTCTATTATGTAAATCTGGATCTGTATTTTTCATATAACGCTTATGTTTTGATTCCTCAACCTCGTCAAAAAGAATAGGTGGTCTTATATCTGTAGTATAAGTCATTCTTCTTTTCAAATTAAATCCGAGATATGTCGTCCATTTATTGAAATCTTCTATAGGATATTTCGCTCGCTGTTTTATGTCTATTCTACTATAACAGAATCTATTTATATTTTCTCTAAACGGTGAGAATGCTAATTCAGAATATGTATCTATTTCTATATTTTTTACATGACTTAATTTTTCATCTATTGCTTCCTTTACATCATACCATCCCTGACGTCCTTGTATGTCTGGATTTAATGGAGTTTGGAGCATAACAATCGCCCAGTATAATATTTCATCTATATACGATTCGTAAAAATGACTATTATCCTTTGATTTTTGCATAGGGTATATCAAAGTGAATGCTTCTATGCATACAGGATCCCTTAAATCTATTATTTTACGTTCTTCCATAAGAAGCAATGATTCAAGAATATGTATAATAGCTATACTAATATTGAAAAAGTATAGTTTGAATTGCATTGAATCATCATACTTTCGTGTTATTATATATGCAGATGCAGCATTCCAAGAAAGTGTTAATATATGACGTAAATAATAAGCTGCTCTTTCTTCATCAGTCATCCCAAAATCGTCGTAGTCTGGAGGAGTATCAGCATATTGATCCATATGAAACATTTCTGCTTCTTCTTCTGGAGATTCTGGTTTCTTTGCACCTGATTTCTTTGGTTCTGGTTTGTATCCTTTCATTATAATATCTGATTCAGCTACAATAGATTCTTCATCTACTTTGTTTATTTTATCAAAACGCTTTGCCCAAGCATTAAGTTTATTACTTGGAATTTTGCTATCACTTTTTTTATATCGTGCGACATCATATGGTACTGTATTATCTGGAGCCCCTGCCATACTTTGAAATGGGGTTGTTGATACCTGTGAATGTTCTTCTAATATATGTTTAAGCATTTGTCTTGTATGCATTTTTATATATTTATCCATTTTGGCCCTATCAGCTTCGTTTAAAGCTTCAATGACCTTTTTATCGCTTGAATTAATAAACTTATTTATATCCTTCATTTTCTGCATGTTTTTCAATTCTCCCCAGTTTTGCACTTGTTTACTTAGTTTTCGTTTTGCTCTATCTAATGCTTCTCTACTGATCGGTAATATCTCAAAAAACTTCTTTTTCTGTTGACTTAATCTCTGTAAGTCTCTATGTGATATTCTGTTTCTTAATTTAGGGAAATCTTTATAAAACATTTCAATAGCATTTCTAATAGCATCATCATGCTGTGACTTTGGTAAGTTATCTGCATATGCTAATTTTGAATTAAAAGCTTTAACTTTACGTAATACCTCTGTTACTCCATCGCTTTCCAAAGGAATGATTTCACTATCATCTATGATCCCGTACTGGTACATTCTTTTTATCCATATATCTTCAGGGGTATGATAAGTTACTTCATATAATAAATCTTTATAAAACCCAGGTGAACGAGCCTCTATATCTCTTATCATTTTAGCAACACGTTCTGGGCTTGCATCAATACCTTTATTAATAGCTTCTATTAAATTAGAATATTTTACCTTTTCTAGTCTTTTTAATGCACTTACCAATAGAACAGGTTCATCTGTTTTAAACTGTTTAAGCAATCTTGCAAGTAGTTCAAATAAAACCTTTTTTGGTACTTTTTTATCATCAGAATACTTCAATGCATTTCTAAGTAATTTCTTTAGTCGCTTGTTAACTCTACCACTATTTAAATTCCAGTGCATTCCTTGAAGGAATTTATTTTTATATGATCCAGGGAAATCTTTTTGAAAACTAGTCGCTGGTTTAGTTATTCTTGTTATACCTGAATATATTTCTTCTAATTTTTCATTAGGTGTTAAATTTCTAAACATACCTGTAGTACCTTGTTGTGTATATGTTGAATCTCTCGAATCCTGTGGTAGATAACGAAATTGTTTTAGTGCCTCATCTATTTCTTCTGTTTTTTGGCCTGTTGTTACTTTATGTATTATGTTATGAATCTCTGAAGTATTAATGGCATTCATTTTACTTAAAAGTACAGTTAGATCTTGTTTTTTATGACTAAATACTTCTATCATTAGTTTTTTCAAATCAAATAGAGTGTTTACTTTTTCCCTATTTTCAATATATAAGAATAACAACTCTCCTATCTTTTTATGTAAGTATTTTTTCTGTTCTCTACTCTTGTAATGTTTTCTTTGTCTACCACTACCTTTTAGACTAATAACATTATCATCTGGGTATTTTTCTATCATTTTCTCTGTATCAAACGCACCAATTATAATACTCTCAAAATTATCATCTTGTAAAAACTTACTATATTTTTGTCTGAATCTATCTTCATCTAGTGAATGATATGTTTCCATTACACTTCTCAATATTTGTAAAAATTCATTCTTTGTTCTATCCCTTGCTATCCATTGTATCGCTTCATTCAAATGATTTTTATCTTCGCTCATTCGATATAACATAGCATACAGGGCATTATGTAACACATCTCGTGGGAGATTAGAATCCCAAACTCTATCATCCTTCCAATTGCCGTTTATTATAGTAGCAATCAAATCAATTAGTTTTCCATCCTTCTTCAACAATGTCACAGGTAATTGTCTACGCATTAATTCTGTATTTGGACTTTTTAATATGCGTAATGGTACATCCCCTGATCCTCTATCATTATATTTTCTCAAGTCAAAAATAGCAGACTGTAATTCTTTTGTTGTACCTATTAAATTAGAGATAAGAGTTGATAATGCTGTGTTTTGTTCAGGCTTTATTATATTCAATCTATGCTCAATAATATAATATTCTATCCAATCGTAAAGATCAGTTATTTGGAAAAACTTTGCAAATATCGGTATTATAGGGTCATCTGTACTTACGCCCTGTGCACGTTTAATAACAGTAGGATATGTGAACGATACCATATCATAGAAAAGCATCATAAAGAATAAATCGTCTCTGGACCCTTCATAATTAAACTGTAACATTTCATTCATGAAACCTGCTTCTAATTGCATTACAGAATCGTTTATTTCAGGTTGTAACGTACTAATAACTTTCTCCCAATAATACGTAAAGTCATCCATACCTATTTTTTCTGTTGCCCACATTCTATTTTTTGCAAACTCAGTTCTTTCTGCATCATATTCATTTGATTCCGGTTTATAATAAATCCAACGTAGAGGATTGGGTGTATATAAAGATTTAAGGCGATATGTTTCTCCTATATGATCATTTAAGAACGTTATAAGATCTTCCTCTTTTACATATTTTGACGCAGTGGCCTCAGGTACAAGAAGAATGTCTCGTACTAAATCATGTAATGGTAAATATAATAACTTAGATTGTAATTCTTCTTCATCTACTGTATCAAATCCAAAACATATTTGTGATAAAAACTCTCTACCAAAAATAGCAGAATATGATTTTTGTGTTTCACTTAAATTAGGCCCTATAAGCCAATCCCAGAACATATTATATGTATTTGCTACTCCTTGTACTACATTTGTTATTCTTCCTTTCATATATGGAACAGGGAATCTGAATCCTGCTTCTTTGACGTTTTTTAATCTTTGCCATTCTTCATCTGTTGGCCATTCCATTCCATTCTGTTTATCCCATGGATATACCCCTGGACGTGTGGTTTTTGACTCTAAATATTGATTTTCGGAAATTGCTCTTCGGTCAGATGATATTTCATTGAAGGATCTTAACATATCAATGATTTGTTGTTTTTTGAGTTTATCGTCACCATAGGGTGAACTTAATATATCTTCTAATGTTTCATAATCACCATGTACTACCCTTCTAAGCTGTATAGCAACAGTTAATTTTTCTAGAGATGCAAGACGTTCATATTCTTTACGTTCTACGAAATCAGTTGGTTCATTATCACCAAAATAGTAATCGTCTATTTTTCTATTTAAACGATGGTATATCCTTTGTTGTTTTTCTGGTAACTTTTTTATAATATCAATTGCTTCTAATTCTATACTTTTAACGATATTGTTAAGCATTTGCATATCTTCTTGTTGTAAATTCTCATCCATCCTTCCGATAACACTTTCCTCTCCTCTTAATATTTTTCTTTTGATTTTTTTTCTATTCTCTATCGATATCTTATCTTCTTCTACTTTTTCTCTCATTCTTTCAAGTTCTCCTCCAAAATCTATATTATCACCTGCTGCTTCCATTCTGGCTAAGTTTTTTGCTCTTGAGTCATATGATGCAAATCTTTTACTCCATGACTCATCCCTATTATTTCTGTTTATAGAAGAAGCTGCTTTTCTGTATAGCTCTTTCATTTTAGATTGATAATAGTTAATGAAACGGTTCTCTCTTCTAACTCTTTCTACTCGTGGAAGACTTTTAAGTTCTCTAAGATATTTTAAGTTTTTATCCCTTTCAGATTTTAATCTATTTATTTCTTCATAAACAGGATGATCTTTATCATATATTATTTCCGATCTTGACAGCCCCTTAGTACCTATATTTTCTTGCTTTCCTATTTGTTTCGATCCATCTAATTGCACATTAGCTGTATTCATTATATTATTTAATGCTACAGAATTCATACTCATGACATCCGCAGTGTCTGCTGCTTCTTTCTCATCGTAACTTTTATTTATTTGGTCACGTGGAGTTTCTATGCTTGACACGACCCTTCCATAAGCTTCCGGCTCTTTATAGTTAGCGGTCCTTGTTGATAATATTTTAGGAGGATTCTCTCTTATTTTATCCATCATATTGTCAAAATACGCATATTTATCTTGTCCTATATAGTCATTTTCAAGTGCCATGTAATAAGTATATATATTATAGCAATTATTTAGTTAACTAAAACAAATTCAGTATAGATGGTAAAATATTATCCTTTCATGTATGTAACATCAGGTACATTGTTATACGTTGGTCCATCCCAATAATATGATGTTATTATCCTTTTCTGACAGTTAGTGGCCATATTTGTAGGAACATGTCTTGGACACAAAGGGCTACTATCATCATCAAAGTTTTCCTGCATGGATATTTTTGGCGTATATCTTGATTGTGGTAAACGTGAAAGTTTTCTGGGTAAATTTCTTAAATCAGATTCATTGTCTACTAATTGTCTATCAGGTAATGGGTAATCAAACCAATATGTTTGAACTAAATTTTTTGCTGGTTGATTACATGATTTGCATCTTTTAAATTTATACCGTTCAGTATTTATACAAAAAGGTGTAGTTATATCAGATAAAATAGTCCCATATGCATTTCTTCTTTTCATAACTTCTCTTTTGTAATCATATCCATAACAATACATACAAGGTTCAATGATACTCATTGGGTTTATGGTATATGTTTATATTTTGTTTGTTATTTTATTCATGTAGTTTATAATGTACTATTATCCAACAACAACAAGAAATGTACCTATTCATCAGCTAACTACACCTAATGATGATCCAGGATTTATTACATTACATGCACAGGATAATTCTAAAATAAGCAATTACAGAATTAAAAATTACAGAACCATGAATTATACTCGTAATCCTTGCTATACATTCCCATATCAACCTACATTATACGATAATATAGGTATAAGTGAAGGTCAAGGAGCAGGTATGAATGCTAATTTAGATTCTACATTAACTAGAGGTGAGTTAACAAACAAAACAGGATTTAACTTACATGAAAGAATATCATTCAGTAGATATTTTGATTATTTACCCAATTATCAAAGACCATTTTATAATACTTTTGATTTCCTTGTTGCTACAAACCCTCCAGTTAACCCACAAAAATACTACAATGGTGTGTTTGCAACAGGAGGTGTAGGATGTAGGAATTATAATCGAATATCAGATGAAGCGTACAGATCAATAGGATTATTAACAAATGAGACTAGAAAAGTATCAAAGTACAATAATAAAAACCATATTGAATGTAAAGAGGAATGTTCTAGACGTAAGAAATCATTTAGATATTAGGCTTGGTCAATTTATTATAAACTACCATTGTACCGGTTTGGCCAATTTATTCGAAACTGCCATACTTGCTTTGTATTTCTTTAGTCTTTTGTTTTTTTCTTTGTTTTTTTCTAATATAGGTTTAAGATTATGACCCATTACAGCTGCCCATAGTTTTCCAGATCTTCCAGCTAAATCAATTTCATCACCAAAGAACTTATACACTCCTGGTTTTTTAGTCATCATCACTTCGGGAGGTTTTATTATTTGTATAGTTAAATCCACGTCAGGATGTGTGGTTAAATACCTTGCTAACCCTTCTAGTTCCCTGTCAGTATTAGCTAAAACGCCACCAAGCTCTTTTTTCTTTCCTTCTTTTCTTAAATGTGCAGCAGGTGACAATATATTTCCTTTTTTGATGACATCGCGTTTCATTTTAGGAGATGGTGATCTTATACCATCCATCCCCCTTTGTTCAGCGGGTATTGTAACTACAATTTGTGAACCCTTAACTGCTTTATAAGGTAAATTTTGTTTATTTAATTGTAGTTTTGACTTATCTATCACTCCTGGTTCTAAAATACTTATTTTTTGTGTCTTTCTAAATTTATTTTCGAATGCCACAGGAGGAGAATTCAGAACAGTATCTGGATCAGTTGAAGCTATTTTTTCCGATTCTACACTCGGAGTTACTTTCATATTTGTATATTTCTTAAACGGTCTAGTGATTTTTTTATTAAAGAACTCTTGCATTTTTCTGTCTTTAGTTGCACCATCATTGATTACTTTAACTATAACTACAGTGCACATAATAACACACAAAGTTAATATAATAATACTAATAGTAGTAACCATGAGTTTTATATATATATGAATAAGTACAAAAAAAATAACGTAAAAAAAGGCCATTAATCCAAGCAACTGATAGTACAAAACTAAACAGTATTTTGGAATAATGGCCTTAATTTAAATATAGTGGTTAATCATCTAATATAATCAAATCATCTAATGACCATAGCTCTATTTTACCACTTGGCATTGGTCGTTCTATCATAAAAGGTATTTTCTTTTGTTTTAACTCTTCTTCAGCAATTGTTATTGGTGTTACTATTTTTAAAGTAGAAACATCTATTGTTGTAAGAGATCCATTTGCTATCTGTTTTGCTCTAGTTCCAACTAACATTACTTTCTCGAATAAAGTTAAGAATGGAAATGATATACGATCATCTCCTGTTACATATTTACTTTTATTAATATCTTCTTTTAAGTCATCATCATCATCATTTTCTTGCTCTAATTCTAATGGTTCATAATTAACTAAGTCATTTTCTTTTTGTTCTACGGTTTTTAAATCTTCATCTTCATCATTAGAGTCTTCATCTTCATCATAAGAATCTTCATCTATCAGATCATCGTTATCAGATTCTACATCTTCATCATCTGAATCCAATTCAAAATCATCCATATCATCAACAAAAACTGGATCATCATCTGATGAAAAAATATCAATGATAGTTTCAGGATCTCCGTTTAATAATGCTTTTTCGTAATTGTCGGACATGATTATTTTTAGATTTTTTAATAATTATAATTTATTTATATTTTATGTTTTTATATCCTTTAATACGCGTCTTGTAATAAAAAAATAACTGAACGTATTAAGGAAAAAAACGAGAACTCCTAATCTAAACATCTCAAAAAATAATTTTTCAGATAAATCATCTTTTATTAACGACTCTACGTAGATAAGTTTCTCTTCCTGTGTGAGTAATTTTTTTTTATTTAGTTTATTCTTATATTCTTCATTAACTTGAATTATACGTTTCACTTGCTTATAACACAGCTCAGCAGAAATGATAGTATACACAAATTTCCTCATTCCTGGATATCTATTAAATGGTATTATAGTGTCCATTTATATTGTTAGTTTAGTTTCTATTGTTTTATTCTATTTTATCTTCTTCATCGGCATCCTGTTTATTAACAAATGCTAATAAATCGGAAGTAGTTGTATTTTCAAATAAGTCAGCATTGTTATCAATACAATACTGTTTGATATCTTCCAGTACTTTTTGCATGATATCATATTTTTTATCGAAATCTTCTTCTGCTTTTATTTGAGCTTCAAAATATTCAAAATCAGAAGAAGATTCTGATTCTTGGTTAATTTTTGCTGTTTTTACGTGTTGTTTTGACATTTTGAAAGTGTTTTATTATTATATAAGCTTCTAGATCTTTTAGTTTAATATATTTAATAATGGAAGTTGCTGAAATATCACGTACAAAAACAGGAGAGATATCATACATTATAAAAAAGGGAACAAATAAAAAATTTGCATGGAAAGTACCAAAAGCTCAAGTTTTAACTAAAATATCAAAGGATTCACAAACAGGAAGATTATGTTTAAAGGTAGATTTAGCTACAAAGGATGGTAAAGATTTAAGATATGTAATGGAACAATTTAAAAATATGCTTATAAAACTACAAGTGGAATCACGAACGAATAAACAAACAAAAGAATACATAGAAAGAATGTATGTTGAAAAAAATGACATAGAAAACGGTTGTTATAAATTCGAGATTGGATTGAATTGTCAGTTCATTAAGTACTCTAATATTGAGAATAAATGCTACAAAGACTCATACATATGTATAAAGCCAGGTGATAATGTTGAATTAATAATTGAATATGTAGGATTTTTACGTAATATACAAGGTTATCAGAATATTTATGTTGTTAAGCAAGTTAAACGTTTTGTACAATATGAGATATCAGAAAATAATCTATTCTATAATAAAGAATCATCCAAGTATGGCGATGAGGATTACGACGATGAGTATAACAATGTATTCAACAAAGGATGTGATGATATTCCATAAATGTACTTTTGCAAGTTATCATTTTATTATGTTTATTTTGTATTTGTATATATATACATAATCAAATGAATCCAATACAGTATTTGACATCTGATCGAGCACTTGCAATTGGAGCTTTTTTATTTTTAGCGGCTGTAGTGGTGTACATGACAAATTATAATACTTCAATCTCAGGACCATATTCTGAAAACTATGATTCTTATCAAGATAAAATTGAAAAAATACACAGAGACAATGAAATAGTAAAGGATAGGTATAAACATCAGGATGTATCACAAAAAAACGTACGACAACAACAACTGGATTATGTTAGAACATATGCATTACCTCAAAAACTAGTTGATAACTATAAACGCACATTCCCAGATGATCTATTACCACAAGAAAAGGAAACAACGGATTGGGCACGTGCAAATCCAGCAGGTAGAGGATCACTAGAACTTAAAAGTATGATAGAAGCAGGTGCATTGATTGGTGTTAACACACAAGGTAGTTCAATGAAAAATGCAAATTATAATTTACGTAGTGAGCCTCCTAATCCTATTATTCCTGTAAGTATTTTTAATAATTCAAGTATTACTCCTGATGTATTCAGGAGAGAATTTGAGATAGCTTAATAGTATAGATCAAATAATGTAATTTGATTACATATATAATGATTGGAGTTTTCCTATTGATTGTTTTCTTGATAATTTGGCTTATTGTTTTTGAAGTTAATAAAGAAGATTATTCTGCATGGTTTCCTAGAGTATATCTAAAAGATGTACGTTTATCAAATGAAGGTAAATACAAGTTAGATGACTCAGATATAGGAAGAAAACAATTACGAACTATGTCAAATGATGTTAATAACCCAATTGAGTTAGAAGCACCGATATTCGGATTTTTTGATAATGGCAATGCATTTAAAAGTCCAAGAGAAGTAGATAGTCTATATGCACCAATCAAAGATACATTTAAGTATAAACCCTCTCCATTAGATATGGAAACAGCTATAATAACACCAAAACCAAGTGACAAGCCTATATATAATTCACATGTTAGATTCTTACAAAAAAGAGGAGGGAATGCATAATAGAAAACATTCACATGATATATATATTAATTATGTCAGATCCATGCTGTGGGCTTGATATATTTCTTTTGGTAGTTATATTTTTCTTAATTTTCTTCACATTTATAGGAGTGTTTATAGTGAAATCACTTAATTCTTACACGAGAAGACAGATACGGTTTGCACCGATACCATATAAAGAAATTCTATCTGAAAATAGATATACGATTAATCATGATATACTAGAAAATGAAGATTCATCAGACGAGTCAGACGTTATAAATAAATAAGAGTTATAAATAAAAAAATACCACGATTAATTCGTAGTAACGTTAAATATCGTTCATAGTGTATTTTATGTTCAATATATCTAATACCTCCTTATATTCCAAATTTATTTTGCTTTTATCTTGTAAAGAACAGTACTTTAACACCCAGTCAAATTGTTTTTTTGATATATTTTGTAATAGTATAGGGTTTTTATATGACCCTTTTGTAATATCTATATTCTTTAAAGTCTGAAACATATTTATACGTTTTGAAACGGCGTCAGTTAAAACAAATAAACAATCATCTTTTGTAATGACATATGTTTTACAGTTCATGATATAACGGCTCATTTTTTTTATCATAATATTTTACGCTTAAATTTTTTAACCTTAATATATAATTCCAAATGATATCTTTGTTATCATCTGTTGTATTTTTATAAATATATTTTAGTAATTCAAAAATATCATCATCCACTTCAAATTTCAAGAAAAAGCCATCGTTTCTATCGTTTATTTGTTTATTGAATGGCGCAGCGAAATTTTTATAAAATATTTTTATTGGTACGGACGGAGTTATAGAAATAGTCGTATGTATAGCATTCGTTAATTTTTCTATCTGTTTATTATCTTCTATTATATCACTGAAAGTAGTTTTTGCTTGATCAATTATTTCTTCTAACTGTTGATTAAAAATATTAATTATTTCTTTCCCGTTCATTTTCTTTATTCATATTATTATGCACGACGCTTTTTAGACATTTTCTTTTTCTTCAATTCAGCTTTCTTCTTTCTTCTATAATTTTTTATACGTCTATCCTTCCTTTCCTTTTTATTTTTCTTCTTATTTTTGCCCCCCATCATTTTTCCTATTGGTATACTAGATGATGGATTATTAATAAAAGAAAGAATAGAAGCTCTTTGTTCATCAGATATAATAGACATAGTTACAAGTTCATGAATGATTATTTTACATACTTTATGAACTGTTTCTTTCAGTCGTTCAATATTTACTAACCCAGAATCAATAATATTCTGTACCTTCCAAAATACATCTTGTAAACTACCTATATCTTGTATTTTTTGTTTCAGTACATCTGTATTCAAGTTTTTTACATCTTTAATGCTTTCATAAACTTGTGATATCATTTCTTTTGTATCTTCGTTATCGAATACTTTCACTATATTTGATATATCATCTTTTATTTCAGGGCATTCTAATTTGATTTTATCAACAACATTAATAAATAGTTGTCTTGTATCTTTGTTTTCAATATTTTTGAAAAAACTCTTTATTAACTCCTCGTTGAAAAATGGTAAATTAATATCACCGAAAAGGTCTTTTATGAAATCAATTTGTGATTCCATACTGCTAGGTATATCACCTTCAAAGATCTTTTTTAATTGTGGATTATTTTCAACCATTGTCATGAACTTCTTTTTGCTCATCTTTTTACCTGTTATACCCATTAACTTTTGGAATACTTTGTCTTTCATTACTATATTGATTTTATCCTCTAATGATACCTCTTCTTTTCCTCCATGATTCAATACTATACTTCTACATACATCATATATTGTAGATAAACCTGTTTTAAAAGTATCCTGGATCTCATCGCTTAACTCTAACATGTTATTTTCAAATGCTACAAAAAAAGACATCCTGAACACATTATCTCCAATATCATCATACTGTTTTATAAACTCTAAGCATGTGTTAATGTTTAAATCAGCAGAAGCATATGATACAGCAACATTATTATAGATATCACTATCAATGTGCTCCGCAGCCAACTTAAATAATGTAACAAAGTTAGTTCTTAAATCTTTATACAACTGTTTTTCCATTTTAATATATATATAATTGTATAAATTATTCTTTTACATGTTGAATAAAACCAAAATCAAGAATAGCATTCATGTATTAGTAAATAAATACAGAGAAGCAAATGGGAGAAGAACACTTATATATGATGATATAATCGAGAAAGTTTCATTTAATCATTCAAAGAATATGGGCACACATAAAGTACATGTTAACCACGATGGATTTAAAAATAGACTAGAGGAGATAAAACATGTTCATATATCAAGCAAAGCAAGTGAAAATATCATTGTGTTAAAACCTAAAAGTGAATTTAGCTGCTCTGTTTCTTGTGTTAACAAATGGATACAATCCCCAAAACATAAAAAATCATTACTTAGTAGAACAAAAACAACAGGTATAGGTGTATACTGCAATGATGAAGGTATATTCTATATAACTCAGATATTCGTATAATACTAACAATTGCATTTATGTTTCTTATATTTCAAAAAGTCACTAATAGATGATTTTTTGGGCTTCTGTTTTTTTTTTACTTTTTTTTTAGCATTCTTTTATGAGTTAATGTACTCCTGTGTCTACTCAGTGATGATTTATTCCTAAAATTTCGTTTACATTTAGAACATCGATATATCATGGTTTATATATATTTTATTAA